TTGCCTTACTTCCTCTGCGAAACTATTTTTACTAAATCTAACTCTTGAGTAACCTTTCTTTTTTTTCTTATCAACATAAGCACGTTCTACAACACCAATAACTTTATTAGGATCATGGTTAAACAATAGTGGTGCAGAGTTGTTTAGCCTATCTAGATCCATAGCACCATCATCGTGACTAAGCACCTCCATACCGAAGTTACGAGCTACTGGAAACTCACTAGAGAAGGCAAATTCGTAAACTCTTTCGTCTTTCTCTGCAAATGTTGTCTCGCCACTACGTTTGTAACATTCTGTAACACTTCTGATAGGATCTATCTTTGTTAATGTGCTGAATCTATGACCTGCATAGATATCTGTCTCCTCACCATCCCTATAAATTTGTATTAGGGCTGCTGGATCTTCTGGTGTTCCATTAATAACAAACTCAGAGCTTGGTACATCAATCTGACCATCTCTAACAATCCTTGTAATCTTACCTCTAGCAGTACCGCCAGAAGCATTCCATCTTACAAAATCACCAACCTTCAAAGCATCTGGTGCTGCTCGTTTTTTAGTTTTAGTCACAGGCATAGAACGTAACTCCTTTATTCTAGCGGATTTTGCCTTAGAAAAACTTTCTCCAGCAGATCCACCCCACGCAAGATTAGCAACTTTTCCAGGACTTGGATAGCCCTTTTCGCCAGGTCTAAATCCTTCAGCCTTTTTATCAACAGCGTGTCTAGCAAACCATGCAGCCATTTCTACAACAACATCTGGACTTAGTTCATTGCCACTAAGTATCTGTGTTGCTCTTCTTGCTGCTACTTCTGTACCACCTTTTCTACCTTCTTTTTTAAACTCTCTATATCTTTCTGCTGCTTCTCTCATGCCTTTTGTAGGCATTAAATTTATTTCCGTTCCATTAATAGTTGCCACTTGCTTCCTCCGATACGTTTTCGGCATCTTCGCCTGTTGGCTCTAAGGTATCACCAAATGGATCAATACTACCAACAGGTTTAAATTGTGAGCCACCTGATTGTGTTGTAGCACTTGGATCAGAATCGGTCACTATATTCATTTTATCTAATTTAGCTAGTTCAGATTGTCTCTGTACAAGAAGTTCTTCTACATCACCACCATTTTCTGCAATACATTCTGACAATGTTTTTAGACCAGACCTAATTGCATCACGCTGTGCCATTACTTCTTTTTGTGGATCAACATAGCTATATCCTCTACATACCCATCTAACCTTCTCGTATCTTTCTGGTTCTGTCTCATATGTAGGCAGTTGCAATGCATTATTCATAACAGCCATTTCTAACCATGCCTCGTATATAGGCTGATAGAAATTTTCTTTTAACATCTGCTGTATTGTTCGCCAATGATCTCTATCTTGTATCATTGCTAATCTGCTACTGCTGTAATTAGATTGCGAATAATCAGAAGATATAGCCTCAAAACTGCAACCTAATCCACTAGCCATACTGCGTAACATTGTACGAACAAAAGGATCAAACTCTCCGTTAGGACTATCCATATCTGGAATAGTTACGTTTGCACCAGGCTCAAGATATTTAAACTGACCTGGCTCAAAGCTTGTCACTCTGTCATAGTCATATACTTCTCCACCAGGATCTAGTTCTCCCTCTGGTGTACTAATAAATCCCATCAAAGCACTGCTTGCACGACATCTAATTAGACTTGCCTCTATATATCCATCAAGTTGTTTTAGATGACTTATTGCACTAGCTAAAAATGGTATGCCACGATGCTGCCCTGGTCTTTGTGGCATAAATAGATGTATTACATCTTTTGCTGGAACAATAATATGTTGTTTTTGTCCGATAGGTGCAGAAAAATTACTATCACCAGGATGTTTAGTAAGAAAGGCATAATTAACAGCACGTTGGAATCTATCCATCTCAATGCCTAGTCTCCATACGTTTGTAGGATCAGATAATTTACCTTTGTAATCCTCGTCTAACTGATCTGCTTCTATTACTTCTAATGCAAATGGTACTTTGCTTCTGCCAAACTGTTTGCGATGCATTATTACAAAACTCTCGCCACTTTCTATCATTGATCTGACAGCTAGTCTTTCTAGCTCAGAAAAACATAGAACACCTCTTACATCGCAGCTATCTTTCCTACCCCACATAGACCACTGACTTTCTATCTGCTCATTTAATTTTGTATATAGTTCATTGTTTCTTTGTTTTCTTATCTGTGCCTGTAATCTTACGCCTGTACCAACTACCTGATTTGTAGAATATCGTATTGCCTGTGCAGCATAATTATTATTACGAACAAGATCATGAACATTTGATCTTAGTTTTACAATGCCTTGTTTCCATTCTTGATCAGCAGATGTTTGGTTAGTAACCCAACTAGCAGATAATCTGTCTACTCTTGCTCCTGTATATGACCTTCTGCGTTTTTTTACAGGTTTTTGCTCAAATATGTCTTGATTTGACGTAAAAAAGCCTTTCCATGCGTTAACTAAACCCATTTCTCCTCCTAAAAACGGACATAAAGATTTTTGGGATCACCTAACCCCTGTGCTATTAGTGAAGCACGCTGCTCACTTTTGACAATACTTTTTAACTGACTTTCTCTAGCTATTAACACAGGTAAATCAAGACGTTTAAATGTTCTGTCTCCTATAGTGTATTCTTTTGCTTTATCAGAGACAATAGCTCGTATAGCAGCAGAAATATTTGCTAAATCTGTTTCTGCCTGAGTTCTGTAATCTATTGCACCTGGTGTACCTGTATATTCAAGCTGTTGTTTTACAGTAAGACCACCTTGACCTAATTTGAATTTTTCTCCTGATTTAGAAACTATTGCACACCAATACCAATCACCTGCATCAAATCCAGCAGTATCTGTTGCACTAATAGTAAACTGCCATCCTGTGTTATATGCACTACCTACACTTATATGTCCTTCACCTGCTGTA